TTCCGCAGTCGGAGCAAATCTCCAACGGTTCCTCACCGTTGCGGGTGTGTCGAGACAACGCACCGATGTATTCGCCCCACTGCTCAGCAGATGGGATGAGACCTGTGCAACGCGGACAGATGTAATCTAAAGGGTTTTTCGTTTTCATTGTGTGTCCTCTTCTCGTCGCATCACTTCAGCCAACGCCTCTTGGATGATGAACGAAATGGGGAGGAACATTGCGTGCTTCTTCCCGTAGTCGTCAGCGTTCGCCTCAATGGACTTCTCAATCCTGTCGTCCAACATCTTTTGGTTGATGACGACGAACCATTGTCCTTTCGCGCCTTGCTGAACATTGAAAAGTTTTCCGTCCAATGCGTCTCCGTCGGTCGTCAAAAAGACGACTTCCTCTGACCCGTCGTCAGATTTGATTCGCATCAGCACATCGGGGTCGTCGTTGACGAACTTGAAATCGCTGTCTCCGAAGTTCATGTTTACCGCTTTCCTCCACCGTCATTGTTTTTCATTATCTGCTCCTGTACATCTTATTTAGTTTGTCGTACTTAGTCAATGGGTTGTTCCGTGACCTCGTGCTTGATTATTTCCTCTTCTGCGATGTCGTACACGAACTTCTCGCCCGTGTTGCGGTTACGGATTACGAGTATTGTCGCACCGTAGTTCTTGTTCACCGCGTCCTGCAACTCTGCGACCGCCTGACCTAATACATCTTTCAGGTTTTCGCCGTCGTACAGGTTCGCCCACGACACTTCCCACTCAAACGGTTGCACTGTTTCCTCCACCGTCATCGGTTGTCTCCCTTGAACGGAACGACCCTGCCACGCTTGTCGTATTGGTGGTTCGTGTAGATGACGATTTGACCGTCGTTATCCTCGTCGTGACCGAACATCTCGAGCATCTTTACAATCATCTCGTACTCCGAGACTTTCTGCTTCGTGATGCGACCGCGCGGTTCAACGGGTGCGCGTTTCTTGACAACCCGATACGCGGGTGTCTTGCGCTTCTTTTTTGTTGGTTTCTTGGTTTTCTTCGTTGTCACTTGAGTTCCTCCTTGAGAACTTCTTTGATGAATGGTCGTAGGTTGCTGTTGATTTCTTCGTTGTAGACATTCCACAGGTAGTCGCTGTCAAGAATGTATGAGCCGAACAACTCCAACTCTTCGTCGGTGAACCGTGATGCGCGTTGCACCGCAGGGTCGTCGTCCCACACTCCTGAGTCAATCTTCGCTTTGATTTCCTCGCGTAGCCCAACTACATCAAATGCGATGCAGTTGTTGTAGCCGAGCGAGCCGTAGCCAACCCTTCCGAGGATGCGTGCGAGGTCGTTGCCTTGCGTGGTGAGGTCGCGTGCGGTTTCATCCGAACCCGTCTCGTCCCACTCCGCGAGCAACGCCTTGCCTGTCTCGTCAAGTTTGTCGGTGTCAACGAGGTATGCGCCGTCCAACGGGATGACGCTTCCGTCTTTGTGAATGATGAGATAGTTACTCACTTGACCACCTTTCCGAAGAAGTCGTGCGCCTGAGCGACGAAATCGTTTTGCTGTTGCAGGAAACCTCTCTGCCAATCCCCTTCACCGCACTTCACGAGTGCTGAGACTCGTGCGAGTGCTTCCGAAAGTTCGTGGTATGTCTCCACCCATTCGTTCGCAATGAAGTCCGTCCAACGAACCTCATACTTTGCGAAGTAGTCCTCATCCAACTGCGAGACGGTGATGCCACTGTCGTTGTAGGTGAAGTTGAGGATTTCGTGTCTTGTTTCTGCTTCCATTTCTTTATTACCTCCGTGTGTTTAGTAGTTGTGTTGTATTCGTATTACGCACATTCATTGTACGGGTGTGACATCGTTTTGTCAACCCCACCCCCGAACGCATCAGTAGTGGTAGTCCCACACCACGAGGAACTGCCTGTTCGGTCTTTCCTCAATCCGCTTCAACAGATACTCGTCGCTCACGCTGTGCGACTCCGCGTCGTAGAAGTGTTGGTCGCAATCAAACTCCCCGTCTTGAAGTTGGAGAAGTTTCTTCGCTCTGAACAATGCGAGAGATTTGTCGAGGTACGCATCGCGCTCGCTTTGGGTCATCTCGTTGAGTTTCCCCTTCTTCTTGTGGAACGGGAGATACTCCTCACTCGTTACGAGTTCCTTGATAGTTACATCTCCGAGTTCGCTGAGGTAACGCTCTTTGGTGTCGTTCGTGAACTTTTGGAACTCGCGCACCTTCTCCATGAACAGGGTCGGGTTGTCGGTGTATCGCAACACCGCGTTGGGTAAATCCTCTTCCCAACGACCGCCGTGCTCGTTCCAATCCGACCAACTTGCGTTGTGTTCGTTGAAGAACTCAATCTTTTGGACTGCCTCTTCGTTGTCGTCTGCTTCTATCGCTAGAACTATTCCCGTGTGCATTTCGTATTACCTCCGTTTTGTGTGTTGTTGTGTTTATTACGCACGAACTTTCGTAAGTGTGATGTTCTCCGTGCCCCCTCACCCGTTTCCGAGTGAGGGGTTCACACGGGGTATTGCACTCGTTCAGTTTGTTACGCTGAACAGAGACCTTGTTTCGTCGGACAAACCCTCTACGACCATGCGTTTGCAACGGTCAACTTCCTCAACGACTTTCTCAAAGTGGTCGTCGTAGTCGTATCCGTCGCTTTCTACTTCCGAGTCGCTGAGTTCGGGGTACGAGCCTTCTACATCCGCGAGAATGTCGCCGTTCTGAACGCCGAACGCTCCGACGAAACACATTCCGCCTTCCTCGTACGCCGTGATGAACACAAGGTTCGGGAACTTTCGTGAGATGTTGAGTATCCCCTCAACTCCCGGTCCCCATGCGGTCGTGAACGCGAACTCCAAATGGGTGTCGGACTCGCCGTTCAGTGAGGTTTCGTAGTCGCCCCACTTGGTTCCCCAAGAGGAACTGCACCACTCATACCACTTGTCGCTTTCGTACAACTCCTTAGGACAGGGGTACGCGCGTTGGTAGATGCTGATGATTTCGCTCGCCTCTTCCAACGGTCTGCGGTCGTTTTCGTTTGGTGTGGTTACGAGTTTCTTGAACTCCGCGATACTGTCGCGGTCACCCAAGACATCCAACCAGTTTGAACAATGATTTGGCATTTCTTTATTACCTCCGTGTGTTGTTTGTGTGTTGTGTATTTCTATTACCTAGCGTATTCGGTATTCGGGGATTTGTCAACCCCCGACCGAACAATCAGGTTCGTGCGCCCATTCCCAAGACACGGTGTAACCCGCGTTCTCGTAGTTCTTGATGCTCTCCCCAATGGGGAAAGTCAAGGGGAGTGTCACGAGGACATCGCCCGTTTCTTGGTCAATGACTCTGAACCCGACAGTTTTCGTTCTCATTCTTTATTACCTCCGTGTGTTGTTGATACTTCTATTACGCACGAACCTTCGCCCGTGTGATGTCCCCCACCTTACGGTGGGGGTGCAACACAGTTACGCGACGGTCAGTATTTCTCCGACCTTCTTCGGGGTGAAGAAACAATCGCGCTCAATCGCGGGGACTCCGCCGAACACGGTCGTTTCTGAGAGTTCCGAGAGCGAGAAAGTACCCCACTCGTTCTCCCAACCCTCGACATAACCCCAAAAGATGTCCTCACCGTCAAACTCAACCGCGTACCAACGCCAACCGTTGTACGGTGAGAAGAACTTGACTTGCGCGACCTTCTCTTCCAACGGGATTTCTTCCGTTGTGTAGAGAGCGGGGAGACGCTTGCGGATTTCTTGCGTGAGCAACTTGTGACCACGCTTGCCTTCATGTGCTTCCTTCATTAGTTTGCCTCCGTTTCGTAGATGAATGCTTCAAGTCGCAACCCGTCAATGACGAACGCTGTCGTGCGAACGAGACCGTTTGCCATAGTGACCTCGGTGTCGTAGTCGCCGTTGTTCGCGTTGGTAATCGCTTCCAACGCCGTGTCAACGAACGCCGTGTGTACGGGTGGATAGAAGTTGTGTTGAAGGTGATGTCGTATCGCGGTGTTCAGGTCAATGAGACCGTCGCGTTCCGCTTCCGCCATTCCTTCGGTGAAGTTTCTGCCCATTTCTTTAGTACCTCCATGTGTGTTGTGTGTTGCTTTATGTTGACCACCTTACGGTAGGGGTGTAATACGGTTTCCCTGTCGTTCGGTTGTCGCTATTACTACGCACCATAATACGGACATTGTGACCTGAAGTCAACCCCCTTGACTCAATAAAAGTTTGGACTCAATCCAAACTTGGACGCTTTCCGCCACCGTCAAGAACTCCGACGAACCCCCACACACAACCCAAACAAAAAACGACTTTCTCACACACAAACAGAGGACCCCCGTCGCCAACAGCCCGCTTTCCGCTACCGTCGAACAAATGAAAACCCGCCCCCGCACCACCACCCGAAAGTCCCGCCCCAAAACAAGCAGACGCAGTCCCGCCAAACCGCTCGTCGGGCGCATGAAGCGGGACTATGAAGTCCGCCCACTCTTGAAGAAGTGGCGGGACTATTGCGACCGAACACCTGTTCGGTCAACTAATGTCTTGACTATGACATTCAGCAGAACAGACCGTTGGAACATCCACCTTCAAGCATTGACGCAATACGCGAACAGGACGGGAACCGCGCTCGTTCCGACCACTCACATTGAGCAGGTCGGTGGCAGGAACATCGCTCTCGGCGCGTGGGTCGCCTACAACCGACAGCAGAAGCGACAGGGAAGGCTCGCGCGTGAGCGCGTTGAGCAACTCTCAGCGTTCGCAGGTTGGGAATGGGACAAGCAGAAACCTGGGAAACATGACAATCCTGAGCGTGATGCGCGTATCGCGAGCGAGTATCAGGAAGGCACATCAGCGCGCGACCTAGCGACCAAATACAAGTTGTCGCGTCAGCGTGTTCATCAGATTGTGAAGCGAACTAAGGTTCGTTGATGCCTAACGAAAGTTGGAGAACATCAGCACATGGTCGCGGTGATGCCTCATCGCGTTTCAACACTCCGCAAGTGTACGACCAAGACGACAATGTTCGTGAGCGTATGACCGTCACCAAAGTTGTTGGTGTGATTGTCACTTTCGTTCTCGGACTTGTCGCGGGTCTTTCGTTCTTTTCTTTTTTCGTCTATCACGGATTGAACGCGCTCGGCGTGAATGTCTCGTGGATTGACTCGCTCGTTGCTTCGTTGTGCTTCATCGCAGTCAGATACTTTGACTTGGGTATCTCGACGCGCTTACGGAAACGAGACTAGAAACAACGAGACTCGGTGGACATCGCCTACTAGAACGATGCCACCGAGTTCGTCGGAACGACCGAGGGTGAAAGGAGATGAAAAAGCCCCTCTCGCTCGTCTCTCAGAATAACACACTTGGTAGTGTGCGACTGAAAGGCAAGTTGGGGATTATCTCCCCAACCGCCGACCGTTTAGCCGTTCGTATGTCTGTTGCCAACAAGACGGATACCACTTGCGAGGTTTGCGTCCGTTCTTCAAGTCTTTGAGAACTTCCACGCCTCGCGCGACATCAGGTGCAACGAACACATTGCCCTTCAACGCTTGCGTCACGCAATCCATTGCGAGGATGTCGTGATAGCCACCCCATTGACCGCCGTTGCCGAGACCGTGAACTTGTCCGTCCGTAATCCAAACGACAGGAGTTGACGAGCGTTGCCGTTGCTTGATTGCCCAACGGATTGCTTCTCCGTCCACTCCGTTGCCACCGTTGCGGTCGGGAAGTTTGTCAACCATGCGACCCTTCTCCGCGAGGATTAGCAAGTTCGGTTTCACATTGTCCCTGTCTGCGGAATACACCGCGACCGTGCAACCTGGTGCGTTCTCAGTAATCGTGAGAATGTCTTTGTGCGAGAGCGACATCGAGCCACTTCCGTCAATCAACACGACACCGCCGTTGCCTTTGGTTTGTTTGTCAAAGACGCGACGCTCAGGGTCAACGAGCGCGTTGCCGATGCGACGCGGATTGCGACCGATGTTGTTCGCCGTTCGCTTGCGACCGAGACCGCCCTTAGCGCGACGAGTCAACGGAAGTTTGTGCGTGATGAGTTTGCCCCAAGTTGGGATTGCACCCCTCTCGCGACCCGCAGGATTTATTTGCTTCGGGTCAATCGGAGCAGGTTTGTCGCCTTGCTTCGCGTTGTTCGCACCGTTGCCTTTCTTGCGAGTCTCTTTGCCTTCGCCTTCCTGAGTACCGTCGCCGTCCTGAGCGTCGCCCTGAGCGTCGCCGTTCTCGTCGCCGTTCTCCTCGCCGTTCTCGTCCTCATCCTTTGGGGGATTAGCGAGACGGTCAACCCACTCCGCGATGCGTTCCGTGTGAGAGAAACCGCGCGGAGCAAGACCTGTGCGAGCGTCAACTTCTGTTGATGCCAAGTCACCACCCTTGTCTGCGTCTTTCATCTCTTTCTCAACACGCTTCACGATGTCGCGCAAGGTTGCGCCCCACGCACGATTGACGCGACGAACACCTGTCAAGAAGTCTTTGCCACCTCCGCAGATTGCGTAACCGACCGCCGTGTAGACACACGATGCCCAATCGTTGCGTTCTGCGAGCAGAACACCTGACGAAAGTTCGGAACCGTCTGCGAGGATTGAAACATCGAACCCTGCCTTCTTGACAAGGTAGTTGACGCGCACTTCCTCAACGGTTCGCAACGCGGTCTCGGTAGCGATACCGCGCTCAATCCACTTCGGGAAGTCATCCGCAGGGGACACCTTCGCGTGAACCATCTCGTGAGCGCGAACCACGCGGTCAAGTGCCTCGTCGCCGTGCGGAACATTCATCACGCGGTCAACGACACTCGTCATCGGTGCGCCACGAACAGGTTTGCACTCTTTGATTGCCCATGCTCCGAGGTCATCTGCCTTGTCCTTTCTCCCCAAGAGTTCGGGGAGAGGACGGTTGTGCAAGTTTGTCGCGGTCATCACTTCACCTCCAACTTGTCAATCGCGATTGCGTCCAACACCGACTTTGCGTTCTTGCCGAACACGAGTCGTGCGCCTTCCTCGTCGCCCAACGACTTGCGGAGTTTGTCAAACGCATAGAAGGTTCGGAGCGAGATGCGCCGTTCCCCTGCGTCTGCCATACGCACCGCGTAGTTGCGTAGGTCGGGAGAGAGTTTTTCCAATGCGTCAGGATGCGGTTGGTTGATGCGGATTGCGACAGGGAACCTGTCCTTCAACGCCTCAGGTAGTTCATCCATTTGTTCGATGTTCGTGGTCATGATGACCGAGAAACCGTCGCGCGGTCGCACGATACGACCGTTCTCAGGATGTTCCCACTTCGCTGACTCAGGTGAGTCGGTCATCGCGAGCAAGGTTGCGAACACATCGCCACCTGCCTTGTCAATCTCGTCAACAACGAGACGACCACCGCGTTCACCGTCGCCCTGCCACGCCTTGATAGCGGAGCCTTCGTTCCAAGTCCACGCGCCTTGCGCGTTCGGGAAGAAGTGTCCTGTCACATCCGCGTTGGTCATGTCCTCGGTGCAGATGAGTCTCCACGCGCCTGCGTTGACATCTCCGTAGTTGAGACCTGCGTAGGTCTTGCCTGTCCCTGGGGGACCGAACAAGATGATGCGGTCAACACCTGCGTTGATTGCGTCCTCAACATCCTTCCAACATTGTGGAAGGTCTTGACGACCCTTTGCTTGATTAGCCATTGTTATCTCTTTTTCTTTCTCCGACTTTTGTCGGGCTAGTAGTTTGTGTTGGTATTACTACGCACGAACTTTCGTTCGTGTGTCTTGCTTTCTGACCACCACCTTACGGCAGGGGTGTTACACGGTTTCGTGGGGGGATTGACCCCCCACACCGTGCCTAGTTCACGCAACCTTTCGCGCCTTCTTGACTTCCGCGCCTTGCGCGTCCACTTCGTACACGCGGATTGCCTCGACCTCGGTCTCGGTCGTGACCGCGCCTGCGACATCGTGCTTGATGTCTCCGAGAGCGACCGCCGACTTGAACTTCGTTCCGTCAACCGTGACCTTCGTGACCTTCTTGAATAGTTTGTCGGACACGAGACCCTTCAACGCTTCCACGCTGTAAGTGTTTCGGATTGACTTGATGAGCGACACTTTCTTGCCGTTCACGATGTTGAAGTCCACACCGTTCTGTGCGAACGATTGCTTCAAGAGAGCCTCCGCTTGCGCGAGAGCCTTCTCTGCGGTCTCCACCGCCTCGCGCTTTGCGAGATAGTCGCTCGTGAGAGCCGTGATGTTGTGCTTCATTTTGTTTCTTGCCTTTCCCGACTTTCGTCGGCTAGTAGTTTGTATCTCTATTACGCACGAACTTTCGTTCGTGTGATGTCCTTCTTGCTATCCACATTAGGGAAGGGGTGTTACACGGTTTCCCGTTTCTGTCCCCACCACTCGGTGGCACTATTACTACGCACAATAATACGGCAAGTGTGATGAGAAGTCAAGAGACGCTCGTCACACCGAAGTTACCGAGCGGTAAGTTACCGAACGGTAACAAACGCACCAACAAACCCGACCTGCGCTCGCTTTCCGCCACCGTCACGAAACACGCACACACGCGCACGCGCAGGCGCGCCCGCCCGCGAGAAGTCCCGCACCACAAGCACACACACAACAGCCCCGCTACCGCGCGCGAAACGCGGGACTCACAAGTCAGAACAGGGTGATTTGGTCTCGGGACTGTGGAGAGTCGACACACATCTTGTGTGCGTAGCCGACGGGGGCAGAAGGGTTCTTGACTGAGCCGACAACGCGGTCGCCTTTCCACTCAACCCACCCGACGACCTTCACTACGGTCGCCATAGTCGCGGTGTCTAGTTCGTCCCCACACAGGGTACAGGTCACTTTCACGCCCTACACCTTACTCGGTTAGTGTCGTGCTTGCTTTCTCGCCCTCGCTCATCAGGTACAGCCTGATGTCCAACAGCAGGTCGGTCATCTCCTTAGCGGATACCAAGTCGCGCCCTGAGATTTCTCTCAAAGCGTTGTCCACAAGTTCTGTTGCCTTGCTTTGCTCGGTCATACAGGTTCCTCTATCGGTAAATAGTTTATCGCATACTCAACGGTGTGAGCGCGACACACAACATGGTCGTTGTATTTGGAGAGTCGTGTGACGCAACCTTCCATAGCGCACACACGGTTTCCTCGCGCGTCAAACACGGGGTCGAGTTCTTTGCGTGTTTCTTTCTTCTTGGTCATACCTTCACCTCTTTGTCGAACTTGTCGTCGAGAGCCTTGATAATCGCGTTGTCGCGTTCCAACAGCCACTCCTCGCTTGGTGTAGCGGAAATCCACTCGTCTCCCGTCCAAATACAACCTTCGGGGAAACGAGCCTGCGCCGTATCGCCGTCTATGCGAAACGAGATGTTGCCTTCCTCGTCTGCGATGCCGACCACCACGAAGTAGTGCTCGGTGTGCTGATGTTGATTACTCATTACTTGTTCTCCTCTGCTAGTTGTTCTGTTGCTTTCTCCGTGTAGTACTTGATGAAGTCGTACATCTTCTCCGAGATGTTGTCTGACCACGCCGACGAATCACGCGCCATGAGTTCCAACGCGCGAGTCCACTCCTTCTTTGTGAGCGGTATGTCGTCGTCCTTGTCGGGGTCATACTTGGGGAACAGGTCTCTGTCCCACCATGCGATGACGATTTCCTCGTTCGGTGAATACTTCTCTTGCAGGTGTTCTACGATGTCTGAAATCTTCATTTGTTGAGTTCCTTCCATGTTTCTTCGTCGTTGATAAGTGCCTGAGCCTGCTCTACTGCTTCCACGATGTCGTGGTGTACAGCGTTGAGCCAACCCTGCTCAGGGTCGTTTGGTGCGTCTGCGTACAGGTCGAACCAAGTGTTGTTCACCCACTCCAAACGCTCCTCCTCGTTCGCTTTCGCGAGAAGTTCGTCGTTCGTGAGACCTGCTTCCAACAGCCTGTCCACATACCTGATGACTTCGGGGTCGTCACCTCGGTCGCGCGCCTCTTTCGTTTCCCACAAGTGGATACGCATCTCGCCGTCGCAGTAGACGGAGATAGTTCTGTCTTGCGTCTTGTCGGTCACGGTTGCCACGAGTTCGTGTCCGTAGTCGCCGACGAAGAACGCCGAGTCGCGCATCGGTTTCTTGTTGTCGTCCTCAATGGGAAGGTGGTATTGGGTGGTAATCACTTGCTACCCCCCATACCGAACACGATGCCTGCGCCTGAGCCATGCTCACGCATCTGCTTGCTGAACTCGGTGAACTCCAACGACTCAATAATCGTGAGTCGTTCCAACTCCTCGGACTTGTCAAACTCGTCAAGGTCTGCTTGTGTCCAATGGGAGATGTCCACGAACGCATGGGTGTTCTCCTCCTCACCTGCGGTGAGCGAGTGGTTCGGGGGTAGCGTTTCGTACGCGACCCAAGTGTTGTCCTCCAAGTTGTAGAACAGGAACGCTTGTTCCCATTTGTCTATGCTGTTCATTATTTGCTCTTTCTCCGACCTCTCGGTCGGGCTAGTAGGTGTTGTTATTACTACGCACGATAACTCAGGGGTGTGACGCGGTGTCTTCTTCCGATAGGAACACTTCGCGAGCGTCCTCTATGTATCGGTAGACGATGCCGTAGTCACCTATCGGTAGTGCTACCCCTTGCGCTTCTAACTCCTGAAATACGGAGTGGACATAATCCAACTCCCAAGCGTGTTTGGTGTTGCTCATTTCTTCTCCGCCTTTCGGTCTGCCTGCGGGTCGCGGACTTCGTATGTCCACCCGTCGCTCTCGCGGAAGATGTCAGGTCGGTCGCCAACGACCGTGCGTACGGTGTGTATCGGTACGCCTGTCGCTTCTGCGATGTCTTTCGTTGTGACTTGTTGGTAAAGGTTCTCTTTCGCCCATGCGAGAATAATGCTCTTGTTGTCGGGTCGACCTTTGTAGTAGCAACCGTCGTTGTCGCGTACCCAACCTTCGCTGAGTTTGGAGTTAGCGAGAAGTTCTTTGCGTACTGCCAACGGAACGAGATGCTGAATACGGGAAGGAACTTTGACGATGTAGACGGGTCTGCCGTACTCGCTAATCGCTTCCGCCAAGATGCGTGTCGCTTCTGCGACTTCGTTGTTTGTTTCGGTTGTATCCATTTGTTTCTCCTAGTAGTGGCTCGGTGGTTGATACTTCTATTACGCACAATACGAGCGGGGTGTGACATGGTTGTCTCACCTGCTACTTACATAATAGGGTAATAGACACGGCAAGTCAAGAGACAGTCGTCACATCTGAGTACACGCCGTGTGTACATCGGGGTCACACAGAAATCAAACTTTCCGAACATCACGCTGCGCCGGCTACCGGCTTTCCGCCACCGTCGGGAAACTTGTTCATCTCTCACATCTTTGGGTGCGCCCCACACGCACAGTCCCGCGCCCGCGAAACCATCGCGGGACTCCCCGCGCGTGCGCGCGCGTGCGTCTGCTCGCTCGGTCGGTCGCTCGGTCGGTCGCCCGCTCGGTCGCCCGCTCGGTCGGTCGGTCGCTCGGTCGAGCACCCGTGTACCCAATGTGACGCAGGTCGCATCACACGCGATGTCACACTATGTAACACCCCGTGCGTACTATGTGTATCAACTACTAGAACCGACGACAGTCGGAGAAGGAGATAGGTAATGAATCCGAAGTATCCCGAAGTGAATGTGCAACTCGTTGGCGAAGACGGCAACGCGTTCTCGATTCTCGGTCGCGTCACCCGTGCGATGAGTCGCGCAGGAATCAGCGAATCCGAAGTCGATGCGTTCAGGGCAGAAGCGACAAGCGGAGATTACGACAACCTACTTCGCACCGTGCTCGCATGGGTGAATGTCGACGGACTCGGTGACGAATCCGACGAAGATTCGGACGACGAACGCGGAGCGCAAGCGTGCTACGAGTGCGACAACCCGTACGCGGTCGGCGGTTGTCCTGAGTGCGGAGCGTGGCACGAATGAACCGAAGGTGGGCAGGGTGCGATGTCACACCCTGCTACACCCCGTGCGTAATGTAATAACCAACTACTAGCCCGACACAAGTCGGAGAAGGGAATAAGAAATGACTATCATCATCGGCTCGGAGCGAAGGGAGCGACTTGGCAAGCGCGAAGTCGTCTACCGTTGGCGCAACCCCGAAGCGCAACCCGACGCGGACGGCAACCGCAAGCAGGTGACGCTCGACATTCACCACGACGCAGACCGCAAGCGATTCATGGCGGTTCTTCGTGAGTCCGTCTATCGCGACGGCGGTGGCTACGAAGTCACCGAGTTCGCGCTATTCGGCGAAGAAGCGGTGTACGAGTATCTCCCGACCCGTCAGGTCGCGCGATACTCCCCGAAGGCGTTGCTCGCATACGAAGCGGAGACGCTCGCGCTACTCAACTCAGACGAGCGGTACGCAAGGTGGCACGCGCTCACCGAGCAACACGCAAGCAAGTGAACCACGCGCACGGAGCATCACACTTGATGGTGTTCCGTGCGTATCACTATCAACAACAACACCCCGAACGGGGAGAAGGAGACAACACATGAGAGACTTCTCACTAGATGAAGTCATCGCAGACAACTACATCGGCATCGGAGAACTTTACGGGCGTGACATCATCGTCAACGCGTGGAGTGACTACCTGAGCGGTAGCGTCGAGTTCGAAGACCTAGATGTCACCGAAGCGGAGTATGTCAACGGACTAATCCGACTCACGAGTGGCATCGTGGACGGCGGATACCTGAACGCGTACCGAACGGCAGGCGAGTGGTTGCTCAACACACCGAGCACCCCGAAGGTGCGCGAAGTGCGCGGTGCTATCGGCAGACGACCGAACAACAAGTGAACTAACGACGGGTGCGCGTCAAGGTGGGGCGCGCACCCGTCACATCACACCACCGAACACATCGTGCGTAACTAACAACAACAACAACCCCCACACGGGGAGAAGGGAATACCGAAATGACAGTCACAAGCATCAAGGAAATGGAGTGCGGTAAGACCGTAGTCCGCGCAGTCATCGACGAAGGCGCGGTGCGCGAAGGCGCGATGGTCGTCATCGCTATCGCGAAGAAGGACGCAGACGGCAACCGCGTACACGACGAAGTAATCGTCGTAGACCTTCGCGAAGAGACCTACCACACGGTAGACAGCGACGGCAACGAAGGCGAAGGTGTCAAGGACGGCACTCTTTACCTGAACGCGTACGAAGTCGCTAACCCCGATAGCGACGGGCAGGTCGAGAACCATTACCCCGAATACTTCGTGGATAAGTCAGCGAACTGACACCGCGACACTTGCGGGCGTATCCCTAACGGGTGCGCCCGCATCGCGCTGCGCACGGCTATCCGCCACCGTCAATGGGTCGCCCGCACTCGCGCGCGGTCGGCAAAAGCAAACAAACGCGCGCCACACAAACAGTCCCGTTGTTTCATCGCGGGGGTGGCAGTCCCGCATTCGCGCGTCTTCGCGCGGGACTAGACGCGAATAGAACGAACCTTTCGGTTCGCTCCATTCTGTCTATTTCGTCAGGACGCTTCGCAATCGTGTCCGTACCAATACTCGTTCGCTTCGTCCTCGTCGAGAAGATGAAACTCGCGGTCACATTCTTGACACTTGCCGATTGGTTCGTTCATTTCATTTACCTTTCTGTCGTGGTTGATGTCGTGCTATGGATACGCACGATGTAGGCGTGATGTGACATCACGCTTCTTCTACTGTCACCTCGTTGTAGCCGATGTCGCTCCCGAACTCGTCTGCGAACATCTGCTCCGCTTGCGCTATCGCGGTGTCGTCGTCGCTCGCTTCCACCGTGAACACGGTGACGAAATAGTCGCCTACGAAGATGACATTCTTTCTCGGTGCTTTCGTTTCGGTCTTGCTCATTTCGTTTCTCTTTCTCCGACGCTTGTCGGTGTTGGTAGTGGCATCGGGATTTCACCCGATGATTGTGAACGAGTCGCCCGCGTCCTCGATGAGTCCGAGTGTGCTTCCGTTGTCCCACGCGATGTGTACCGTGCCGAATACATCTATGCTTCGCACGATGCCTTCGTCACCGCGCACGAGTTTCGTGTATGGGTCGCTCGTGTAATCCAAACGGACGCGCTTGCCGACGAGTCGCGCACGACGCTCCATTACTTCTAGGTGGAAATCCTCGGTGTTGGGTATGGTGAACATTTCTTTATCTCTTTCTCCGACTCTCGTCGGTGTTGGTGTTGTGCTTGTATTACGCACGATGTAGGCGTGAGCGTGACGCTCACGGTGTTGTTCGTGAATCTCCCTCGTCCTCTACGGTGATTTCCTGCGAAACATCTTTCACATTCCACCCGTAGTAGTCGCCCAATAGCGCGTCTGCGTTATCCACCGCTTGTTCTTCGTTCTCTGCGAAGATGTGAATGGATAGCACGAAATACGCTCCGACGAATGTGACGGTGTAGCGATGCTCGATGCGCGTTTCGGTGATTTCGCTCATTTCGCTACCACCGCATCTGCGACGAATAGCCAACCCGCTCCGTTGCCTTCGGGGTCTTGCGACGGGATTAGAACGCTTCCGTCGGTGAACACGATTGCGAACGCATCTTCGCTCTCGTAATCCCACCCGAACGCTTCCGATTCGGATTTACGCATCGGTCGGATTTCCTTGATTGTCTTGCCGACGAACTCGCCATACTCGCGCGTCACCCATTTCGTGCGCGCGTCGTACCGCTTGTCCAACACGATTGTTGGACGCTCTCGGTCATTCGGATAGTTGCTCATTACTTCATCTCTTTCTCCGACTCGCGTCGGGCTAGTTGTGTAATCCACACTTTACGGTGTGGGTGTTATGGCGTTTCGCGGATTACTCCGCTCCGCGCCAACGGTATTCCCGACACTCACGCTTGTTGCGCGCGCGCTTCTTGTTCGCGTGGGTCTGCGCTCGTGTACGCGCTCCGTCTGCGAACGCTTGCCTATCAGCGTCGTTCCATTCTCTCCGTTTCATCACTTCACCACCTTTCTCGTCTTACAATCTTGCCGACACGCTTCGCGTACTTGCTCAATCGTCTTGTGACTCAGGTTTATCTCGACTCCGCAACACGGTGTGTAGTATCGCGTGATTCCTTTCGCTACTTGGTCAGGACGGATAGGTGTGTTGCCGTGCTTGCGCTCGTTCAGATAGATAGTGATGAACTTGTAGCAGAACACGCACCCGATAATCTTGTAGTCGTCGTGGTCGCTCGGTGTTTCGCGCTCGGTGATGTACCGCTTGGGTGCTCCGCAATCTTCGCATTTCCAATCACGAATGTTCGGTGGAATCGGCGAGACGGTGATAGCGACTCGCTCGTTGATGATGTCGTTGATGATGTCCCAACGAAACTTCTTGCCGTTCACTTGGATAGGGAAATGGTCTTTCTGCGTCCATTCGCGTAGTGGCTTCTTCTCGCGCTTCTTGCCCTTGCCCTTCTTCTTGCTCATTTCGGTATCTCGTTTCTCCGACTCTCGTCGGGCTAGTAGTTGATGACATACATACTACGCACGGGTGTAGTACGGTAGTGACATTCTGCGATGTGACTCGTGACACTAAGGGTACGAGTACGAGCAAGTAGCCGAACGAACACTCTCAGCGTTCACCCGCCACACGAAACCCGACAGCACGAGTCAAGATTCCCCCGCTTTCCGCCACCGTCGGGAAACGCAACAAACGCAACAAACGCAACGCGACCCAACAAGCGCGCCACCGCCCAACAGTCCCGTCCGCTCTCGACAGTCGCTAGTCCCGCGACAATGAATACGCGCGCGGGACTCCAATCTTCTGTCTTTCGGGCGGGACTCGCCCGTGTCCTGCGTGCGGTTTCGGTTCGCGTGTCTCTTGCGGGCGGGTGAAGGCGTTGCGAAAAAGTGGGAATCCGAAATCGCGTGGTCGTGAAACCGTGTTACACCCCCTGTCGCGTGATACCCGTTCTGACCCGATACGCTGATAACCGTATTACACCCCCTTGTTATTGTGGGGGGTAGGAATCAACTACTAGCCCTTCGGGGGAAAGGAATCAGAATGAGTCTCTTAGGAATCACTTGGGAAAAGAAATCGCAGGCACTCTCACTCGGATACGAAGTGAGCGTATGGCGCGCACCCGTGAACCCGTACCTAATCCGAATCCGCATCGCGGTATCGGGCGGTGAAAATAACGGTTGGGCAACCGAGCGCGTATTCAGCGGAGAAACATCGGCGCGTGACGCGGACAAGTGGGTCGGCAACATCGTCGGCTACCCGAACCCGTTCTACGGCGAAATGGAATACGGCGCGAGCGGTGAAGGTCTCAAAATGTGGCTAGATGACCTTCGCGCGGACGACGAGCGACGCAAGATAGAAAACGAGCACCGAGCGTTTCTCTCATCTCAGTACGACGACAACGGGTTCTACTTGGGGCAGATTCCGTTCTACCCGTCGCGGTGAATCACACTTCACGACGATTCGTGCGTAATGTAATCAGCAACTACTAGACCGCCGAAGGGCGGGGAAAGGAATACCGAAATGAGCAAGTATGAAACCCAATCGGGTATGCCGAACCTTCTCAAAGAAGGCACGGAAACCGACAAAATTATGTGGGCTATCTACAACGAAATGGTGAGCGGATACCGCGTACCCGTAGAGGACACAAAAACCGTCATGGCGTTGCGTGACGCGAAGGCGCGAGGATACTCGGAGATGTTCCGCGCTATCTACCGTGCCAAGCGTGAGCACCGTCTCGCGTATCTCACGATGACTCAGCGTCAATGGCAGAGAAAGACACACCGACCGTCGCGTGCGCGTCACCACGACAGTATCGCTATCCGCGAGAAGTATGTGAGGTGCGCGCGATGAACGATGAACGAACCTGCGAGTACTGCGAAACCGTCACGGACAAGTGGTGGCTAGCACCTATCGGGATACTCCCCGACGGAAGCGACTACGAGTACGACGGCACTGTCGTATGCGAAGCGTGCTACGACGGACACTGCACGAAATGGGACATACAACCACTACCCGAGCGCGGTGAATGACCCGTGAACTATGTAGCGACATTCTTAGTCACCTACGGCGTGGTCATAGTGGTAGCGAACTACTTCATGATGAAAGGGGGGAAATAACCTATGAGCAACGAGCACGAAGGACGCGAGTGTCCTATCTGTGATGATGTAATGACGGAGAGGCATGACAACTATCTGCCTACTTGGAGTGACCGCCACGACGACATAGTGTGTTGGTGGTGCGCGCACCACGCGACACCCTGAACCCGTAGCCGACCGAACCCCCGCCCGAACCGACACGGGCGGGGTTATTCGCACCTGAAACCTGATGTGAACCGCGTCACACCAAAAAACCGAAGTGTTCTTCTCCCCAACCACCACCCGACCCGATAACAACCCGACCCAACCCCCACCCCACCACACCACAGTCCCGCCCACCAAACCCAACAACCAAGCCATTTGCGGGACTAGACAGCAGGCGACGCGGGCAGCCCAACAGGACCTCCCGCAGGACCTCCCAAAAAGCGAAAAAAAATCAAAAATCTGGCTGCTGCGCTGCACGTGCGCTGCTTATTGACCCCGAAAACCCCCAACAGGTATACTTGTTATCAGATTATTAGACGGAGAACGGACTCCGGAAACGAATACACATCACATCAACCGAACAAAGGAAACAATTTTGTTACTCAAAGTAGGAACAGCGATAACTATTTTCTATGGCGCAGTATTCGGGGTGGTCTCCCGGATTGACCCGGCACCAGAAAACGTCGCAAAACCAGAAACACAAGTAATTATCTCGGAAACTAGACCCGATTTCGTAGTCCCGCCAGCACCCGACAGGGTGGCGACGGAGACGGGACTCCCCGCCGCCCCCGCCCCCATTGTGTTTAGGCATGGGCAGGTGGACTGGCTCGACGACCTGGCGCTCGAAGCGGGGTGGCTACCTGAGCATCTCCCGACCTTGCGGGCGATAATCCTGCGGGAGTCGGGCGGGTGTCCGAACCTGCGTGGTGGCGATGTCCCTAGCGAAACCTGCGAAATCCTGCGGGTACGCGAGTGGAATCACCGCTCGGATACGGGTCTACTCCAAATCAACGGGGTGAACTACGACCTGAAACGCAACAAGTGGGCGCGTATCTGTCTAGACATGGGTATCTGCGAACAGGAACCGTTACTTGACCCGCTCACGAACCTGCGGGCAGGGAAACTGCTTTACGATTATTCGGGTTGGAACCCGTGGAACCCGTGTACCTACGGGGAGAAGTGGGCGCACCTATGCAAGCGCACCAAGAAGGTGACCCCGTAGAACCCTGCTAGACGCGCGGAGAAGCCCCTAGAAACGACGAAACCCCCGCCCCCGCACCCGAAGGTACGGAGACGGGGGAAACCCGCCTAGCGCGTCAGACGCGCTTAGCGCACACCGGTCCGATGCCGTTAGCGACGGACTCGCTCGCGGTGAGTTCCGCGCCACAGACACAGCAGATGCCGAACTGAACGCCAAGTGCCTGCGCCTGCGCGACGCTCATGCGGTTATCCGCGCGAAGTGCGCGAACCGCACCACCCGCGTAGACGAAACGCTCGGACTTGACCTGCGCTTCGGGAACGAAACGCATCGCGTACAGCCTGCCCTGCTTGGACAACTTCACGCGAAACACGACACCCGCGTCATCGCGGTACATGCCGACTTCGGTGACGGGGTTCGGGTTCGCAACGCGCGCGGGTCGGTTCATGTTGCGCTCAACCGCGTCAAGTTGCTTGTCGGACAGACGACCCCAACGGTCGTAATTCGCAAGAACGGAACGCAGGAAGTTGTTGTCGCCCGCGTTATCGCGGAGCCACGCAACAACGCGCTCGGTGCGCGTGAGCGGTGGAAGGGTGGCGGTGGACATTGGGTATCTCGCTTTCTCCACCCGAAGGTGGGCTAGTAGGTGATACCGAGATTACGCACGGGGTGTTACGAAGTGTGCGATGGGTAGCGAACCGCCATCACATCACGAAACCCGTGATTCAGGCACAGCCCGACCCGCACAAGGGCGGCTCCCCGCCCGGCTTTCCGCCACCGTCAGGAAACCGCGGCTTACTTCGGGTCGGTTATTCCATACTTCGCTTCCATGCGGGCAGCGAAGTTATCAGTCCCGTAGTTGTCAATCGCGTCCGTTAGGCGAACATATGTTCGGGTCGCGGGACTGTTCCCGATTGACTCGACTTCGAACCAGTTGTCCGGGTGTTCCGGGTCGGCGACAAGGTCTCGCATCGTGTTTCGGGCGGTAAGGACAGCCCAACTTTCGTCAAGTTCTTGGTCGCTTGTCGGGTTCAGGGTTACGACGGTTTTCCATGTGACTACATAAGTTTTTTCGTCGGCGAGTGGTTCGTTTTCCATGCGGGTCAGGCTAACAGTCCCGTTCATTGTTTGCCACCCCCCTTGACAAGCAGACATCAAATCAGTAACCTTTTTTATTATGTATGAAGCAGTTATGGGACTAGCGATTTTGGTTTTGATGTCGCTCATGTTCAGCCTTGCCGTAAAAAACCTTTCCGACAAATGGAGTAACGAAAATGAAAACGATAAAACCAAATAAACAAATAACCATCGACGAAGAGAAGTTCATTCTCGACGCAATCGTTGACGGTTGGCGAGACATCGAGGCGGGACGCATCGGGACTCTCGGGAACGGGGGTAACTCTTGTGTTCTTGCGGGCAACTTCGCACGCAGAATCCTTGAAAACCAAAAAGTTCCGCACCGACTTCGACCCGTCGGCGCAATTTCTTTCAACACCAAAGGGTTCGAAATGTTCGGAACGAACGCGAACGACCTTCCCGATGATGCTTGGAATGTGGCGGTTACCCGTTTCTCCCAAGACTTCGGCGGTTGGAGCGGACACCTTCTTGTGGAGACCGACAACTTCATCTTGGACTTGACTTCCGAGCAGTTCGCACGACCCGCAAAAAACATACATGTTCCGTCAAATCTGATAGTCCCGATGTCGGACTTGAAATTGTTCCCTTTGTCGGATTTCGGTATGTCTCAGGAGCGGGACTCTTTGCGGAGTCGGGCGTTGTCGTATTACACACAAGGTCACGAACTGCGTGTCTTGGAGTTCGATTGGGGTTTGCTTACATACTTCTCCGACCCGACGAATCTGAGTTACAAAACGAAACGGGGTTGGTTTCGCTCGTGGCGAGAACTCGGTTGCGGGGTGGTTATTCAGAATCTCAATCATCGGAGAAAAGAACGGAAGCAGGTTGTTTCCGTGTTACACCCCTGAGTAGTATGTATTGTGTAATAACCAACTACTAGGAAAGGGAACCTAATGAGTACACCAACAGAATCAGACGACACCAAGAAGGACTACCTAGACAACATCGTCTACTCGGCGACCGACGCACTCGTGCTCGGCATACCGATGAACCTTCTCGGAAAGATTACCTACGAGCAGGCAATCACGGGCGACTACGAGAACCCTCGGTTCGATGCTTGGAAAAACCTTATCGACGAAGTGTTCGACACGACGAAGGGCAAGGTTCAGGAGAAATGAGTTTGTTCGACCAAGACCAAGACACGATTGACGAGTATTGGGAACGAGCGACCAACAACCTTGTTGAGTCAGCGTGGCTACCACTCAGCGACGATGTGTGGGCTACCGACAAGTACGACGACACAATCGCAGAGAAAGCGGAAGCACTTTGGGAAAAAGACCAAGAAGCGAAGGTCGCTAAATGAACACGCACAAGTATCGTTCACGCAACCTACGCAACACGCTCATGTTGTTGGGATTAGCGGTAGCGTCAATGGTGGCGTTGGCAATCGGCGGTAGAAACGCTGAACGGTTCACCTGCGACACGACACCGCACAAGGTTTTCGCATACGACACGCTATGGAGCATCGCAGAAAAGAAATGCGACGGCAACATTCAGGTGGTCACCGACAAACTTGTCGCAGTCTACGGAACGGTAATCCAATCAGGCGACAACATCTACCTACCAACAAACCAAGATTGCTCACTAAAAATAGCAAATAACGGAAACATCTACGAGGAGTGCTGATGAACACAAAAGAAGTATGTACTTGTCCAACTACACGGTTTTACTACCACAACGAAATCTGTGACTACTGTCGAAATGTGGCGTTTCACGACGACCCCGACTACGCAGAGCACATGGGATTCGTTCTCGTCGAAGGGAAATGGATTCGCAAATGATTGACTTCATAATCGACGACGGCTACTACGACGACGGAGACAGACGGCGAACACGATTAGGCGAACTGAGAACATCTATCGCCATGAAGGAATGGCACCTAGACACTTGGAGACGGGTAGACAACGCACCAATGGGAACTTGGTGTAGGCGACCAAACGACCTAGTGGAAGTAGCGGAGTACTACCAACTCATGTACCTAGAACAATCAGAAATCGTTTACGAACAAAACGGCTTAGCAGAAAACCACAACAGCGGAGCAGACAGCAAAATCATCTCCATGCTTGACGAACTAGCAGAAGAACGAACGATTCGAGACCTCATAAATGTTCTCGGTTGGGCAAAAGAAAACAACCAAAAAGCACGCACCGCAGTCACCGACACCGTACACGCAGGAAGGCTCGTCTCGATTGTTACCGAATGGGCAAGAATGTCCGAAAGCGAACGCAACCACCTAACCCAAACAACAATCCTTTTGGGTCAAATGTTCACCGACGAAATCAAGAAACGAATCTCAGACGACGAACTCTAAACTAGATTCGTGGACAAACAACTACTACTCAACGACGACCACATCGTCGCCTACTTCCCGTACGACGCAGACCAAGTCGCAGAAATCAAACAAATCAGCGGAGCGAAATGGGACAAACTTGCCAAAGCATGGCGCATACCCGCCACCTCGCTCGCCGAGATACGGGACTTCGGGAACAAACACGGGTTCACCGTAGACCCGCAGATACTCACATTTGATTTGCCGACCCCGCTGAACCAAGTGTTCGGAGTGCGGTTGGAAGGCGACTACATCTATCTCTCGTTCACCTACGACCCTGTGAAGGTGAAAGCAGTAAAGCAGATACCGAGCGTTACTTGGCACACCAAAACGAAAGCGTGGAGAGCACCCGTTTCGTCGATAACAGAAGCAATCGAGTGGGCAGACAACTTCCGAGAGAAAGTTCCCGACGACCTCAGGTTGTTGGCGCAGGAAATCAGAAGCAAACACGACGAGTCCGTACAGATGTCCCGCTCAACAGAAGCAGAGGTTGATGTCGCGGGACTCCCACTTCTCCCGTATCAGCGGGCAGGTGTCGCCTATGCGTCGCACGCACGCAGGTCGTTCATCGCCGACGACATGGGTCTTGGGAAGACGATTCAGGCGATTGCGACCGTCGAGTATGTGATGGATTCGTACCCCGTTTTGGTGGTTTGCCCACCGAACTTGGTTCTGAATTGGAAGAAAGAGTACGCAAAGTGGTTGCCTGACCGCACCGTGTCCACGATTACCGACCGCAAAACATTTCCCGAAACACCGACCGATGTGGTTGTTGTCGGATACAGCAACATTCATCATTGGGAGAAGCGACTCACAGGTTTCCAAGCCGTCGTGTTCGATGAGAGCCACTATGTCAAGAGTCCCGATGCTCAACGCACCAAAGCAGCCGTGAAGATTGCGAAACGCGTTCAACCCGAAGGCATCGTGTTGTGTCTAACCGGCACGCCGGTGACCAGCCGCCCGGCGGAGTACGCCAGCCAGTTGGAAGTTCTTGGGAAACTTGATTTGTTCGGCGGAAGGTGGGGTTTCTACCGACGGTATTGCGGTGCGTTCCGAGACAGGTTCGGTCAATGGAACATCTCAGGTCACAGCAATCTTGATGAACTAAACGAGAAGTTGAGAGGAAACTGCTACATTCGGCGCACGAAAGGTCAGGTCCTCTCCGAGTTGCCGCCAGTCCGGCACGCACCCGTGTACGTCACGGGGAGTCCCGCACAGATGTTGGAGTACAGGAAAGCGGAGCGGGACATCGTCGAGTATTTGGTGGAACGAGCGAAACAAATCGCCGAGGAACTCGGTTTGTCACCCAGGTCCGCAGCCGTTTTAGCCCGGATGAAGGCGGAAGCGAACGAACATTTGGTGAAATTGTCGGTTTTGCGCCGGCTGGCAGCCAAAGCGAAGATGGATTCGGTCGTTGAGTTCATTGAGTCTCATGCGGAAGCCGGTCTGAAAGTGGTTGTGGCTGCTCACCACAGGGACATTGTTGATGAAATCGCGAACCGGTTCGGCGGTCTGAAGATTCAGGGCGGTATGCCGGTGGAGGAGGTGGAGGCTCACAAGTCCCGTTTCCAAGACGGGTCGTGCGCCGACGCACCCGTGATTGTGTTGAGTATTCAGGCTGCCAAGACCGGGCACACGTTGACTGCGTCGCAAGATGTGTTGTTCGTGGAGTTGCCGTGGACACCCGCAGATGTAGACCAAACCTATGGTCGTTGCCACCGAATCGGGCAGAAGGGTTCGGTGACGGCTACCTATCTGCTATGCGAAGGCACGATTGATGAGGAGATTTACGACCTGATTGAGCGTAAGCGTGGCGTTGTTGATGTGGCTACCGAAGGCGGTACGGTGGCGCGCGATGTGTCTACGAGTGACCTTGTTGGGTTGTTCGCGTCTCGCGGGTTGGGCATAAACGGCTAAACCCCCGCCATACGCGCCAAGAGGCACGCAGACGGGGGTTTAGGGTCAGGCGGTCACCACATCAGGTTGATGGTGCCACGCTCGTTCCGCTCGATGCGCGCGATGGAGTTCATCGCGTCGTCGTGCGACCAGCCGTCGAGACGCACGCGACGGAAGTAGTACGCGCGAGCGTCATACCTCAGCGCATGGATTTCCGCCCATTGCTCGCGCGACAGGACGAGCCTGCCACGGTCTACGGTGCCGTTAGCCACGGTTTTTCTCCTTTCTCCCCGAAGGGGCTAGTAGGTACTACCCATACTACGCACGGTTGTAGTACGGTTGTCAAGCGCGGAAACCTGCCACCTAGACCCGCCCAAGACCTGCGGTTTATTTACGGGGGCATTATTTCGGGGGTTGCTATTTAGTGAGAACCGACTATTATGGGGTTATGGCACACAACATAGAAATCAGCAACGACGGAACCGCAAAGTTCGCTTTCGCAGGGGAAACCCCGTGGCACAAACTCGGCAAACGTATGACGGGACTCTCGACCATTGACGAGATGCTCGAAGCAGCCCAAGCCGACTATCAGGTCATTTTGACGAAAGTTATCGTCGCAGATGACGACGGCAACCCAATCCTCAACGCCGACGGCACACCCGTCATCGTGGACGATAGCCGAGCAACCGTACGAGTGAACGAAAACGGCACATTTGACGCACTCTCAACCGTCGGAACTCGTTACGATGTCCGACAAAACCGCGAAGTATTGGAACGCGCACTCGCGGTCGTCGGCGCGTCATCAGGCGACGCCATCATCGACACCTGCGGAGTTCTGAAAAGGGGCGCACGATTCTTCTCCACGATTGACCTCGGGACTCTCATCATCGACCCGACGGGCGTGAACGACAAGATTGCCCGCTACTTGGTCGTCTCCCACGGACACGACGGACTCTGGCCGATTCGGTACGCAAACACCGATGTTCGCGCGGTCTGCCAAAACACCGTGATGCTCGGACTCAAGCAAGCGGAACGAGTTTTCACCGCACGCCACACACGCAATGTGGACGAGTACCTGAAAACCGCACAAGAAGCACTCCACATCTCCACCGAATGGGCAACCCATTTCCGCAAAGAAGCAGAAACAATGCTCGGAATCGCAGTACCCCAATCGAGCAACAAGGTCGACAAAGTTATCGAGGCTGTGTTCACACCACCAAGCGTCGACGACGGCGACCGCGTTCGAAGGAATTGGGAAGAAATCAACGGGACTATCCGCGCTTTGTACGCAAACCAGCGCAACGCAGGAGGCTACGGGTTCAACGGTTGGTCTATCTACAACACGATTGTCGAATACCTCGACCATCATCGAAGCGCAACATCAACCGAACGAGCATTGGCATCCATCGACGAAAACTCGTGGGTGACCAAGCGAAAGATTACCGCTCAAAAGGCTGTCCTTTCGTTGGTGTAATCACCAAGTGGTACCATTTTCTTGTGGAAAACGGTGAAGAACAAGATTTCGGGTTGGACGAAGAAGAACCAATCGTCGTACCTCTCCCCGAGTTGGAAGTGCCACGCAACATCATCGAAGAACTCTCGAAGTTCATCGCACAACACATAGAGAAAGAAGACGACATGAACCGCAGAGTGCGGGACTATTTGGATGAACTGTACGAGCAGTTCGACGACGACGAAGAAGTCAGCGATTTCATCATGAACTATGTACAGCGACGCCACGGATGGGATTTGGAAATCGTTCTCTCCGAGTCGGATGTGGAAGAAATGTTCTTCAAGGTCTTTGACGGCTACGACCCCGAAATGTGGGGGAAGGTCAGGAACACCGACGCAGTACGGGAACTCCACTACGAGGTGTACAAACTCTCACAGTTCTACGCCAAGAAAGCCGTGAACGAAGTGCTACAAGACAAGCACCCAACCCGCAAGAAGCGACGCAAGTTTTGGTGAAACTCAACCGAGTTCGCTGAGTTCTTCCTCGCTAATCGGGTCGCCATCCTCATAGGACAGCGAGGCAACCAAGTTCGTAGTCCCGTTGTCATCTACCTCGACCGAAGTGACCGAGAAGTTCAGCGAGTCGAGAACAAGCGAAGCGATGTTTCCCATTTCTTCCTCGAACACCGCAACCTCTTCGTCTGTGGTTTCGTCATCAACCGCCAAGGTGACCAAGATTTCGGTGATTATTTCGTGGATTTCCAAGCGAGTTTCTTCGTTCGTCTTTGCCATGTGCGCCATCCTAGTTGCGTGTGTGCTGGTTCCCTGCTAGTGTTGCCTCGTTAGTTCCGATAGGCGGGACTACATCACACTAGGAGGAACCGAAGTGTCAGCATCACCCGTAACCCTCGTCGGCAATCTCACCGCCGACCCAAAGTTGGAATACCTTTCCAGCGGAGCAGCGAAACTCAGTTTCAGCATCGCCTGTAACCATTATTGGACAGACCAAGCAGGTGAGAAGCAGGAGAAGACTTCGTTCTTCAACATTGTTGCGTGGCGCACTCTCGCCGAAGACGGCGGGAATGTCCTCTCGAAGGGAAGCAAAGTCGTCATCACGGGTCGTTTGGAACAGCGTTCATGGGAAGACAAGGAAGGCAACAAGCGTTCGACCGTCGAGGTTCTCGCCGACAACATCGGTCTTTCCGTGTACGGAGTCGATTCGTACAACAAGAAAGAGAAGTCGGCTAACGGTTCAGTCCCGCCTGCTCGTACGGCGACGCGTTCATCTGCGCCTGCGAAGAAGGCTCAGCCTGCTCTCGTTGAGGAGACCGAAGAACCTTTCTGATTAGAGGGTTCTGATTTCGAACGGTTGCTTCGCGATTTTGTCGCGGAGGTCGGAAAGGTTTATCCGTAGGGGGAGATTTCCGTTCATTTCGCGTGCTTGTTCCGCGAAATCTTCCGTGAAGAAACTGTCTGGTGGTGCGGTGTCGTAGCCTTCTTCGTCGTTGGATACGATGACCGCATCACCACACAGGATGATGCCGAAGAGCATTGAGACGATTGCGTTTGGTTCTAGTTTGTCGATGATGCCCGTGTCGTTTACATACGCACGGAGGTTGTACCCGTTGCTTTCGCGTGCGACATCAAACCACCCGCCGACCTCGCGACGGATTGCTTCGCTGTCGTTGAGCGGAATGAAGTTGATGCTTCCGTCGGTTCGTACTACTACTGCTTGATTGTTCATTATTTTCCTCCGTATCGTTTGCTTTGTTTTGGGTCGTAGAAATCGTTGTATGTGCGGTTCACCGATGGGTCTTCCAACGGTACGAACTCCACCCGTACGCGAGACGCGACTTGTCGCATCCAACGCATCGCTTCTTTGCCGTCTGCGAATGGTCCGTAGATTGCGAACCCTCCGTGGTTTGGTGCGTATCTGACGATGCCGACTAGTGGTGTGTTTGCGTACGATGCTTCGATTTGTTCGCTGAACTCGTCAAACGATTGTACGAAGTCGCGTTCGTCAATGAAGTCGTCGTGGATGATGTCAGACATCTAGCACCAAGACGCTTTCTTTGCCCATTCCGTCGCGACCCAAGACATCTACGGTTGTGATGCCGTTTTCGTCTTTCCAAGTTTCGCGCGTGTGGTGGTGACCGCAGATGACTCGCTTCGGTGAGAACCGTTGTACGAGTTCTGATACAAGCGCGCGTTGCGCGACGCTTACGGGGATGTCATCTTTGTAGGAGATTGCCTGACCGAACGGTGCTTCGTGCGTGATGAGGATGTCCACTTTGCCGTCGGGGAGTTGGTCGATGTGGTACGGGTTGATGAGTTCGCCTCTCCACCATGAAACGCCTTCCACGCGGTGTAGCCAATCGACGCTGTACGCGCCTCCGTAGCCCATGAACTCGGTGTCTCCGATGACGAAACGACATCCGCGAGGTATCCATTGACACCATTCGTTTGGTGTGTCAATCGGTTCTGAGTCTCCGTAGATGTCTACGAGGTCGTTGAGCAGGTCGTGGTTTTCGTGGTTGCCGTCTACCCACAGGAACTTGATTTGGTTTTTTTCTGCGAGTTCAGCAACTTGATTTACGAACTTTTCGCCTTTGGGCATGTGTACCCAATAGCCGAAGTCGCCACATGCGATGATGTGGGTAGCGTTCTGACGCTTTGCTTCCGCGAACACGAACTTTGCGTGTCCGATTTCGCCGTGTATGTCGCCTGCGAATAGCACGCGCTGTGTATCGGTTTTCGTGTTATCTAGGTTTGGTATGTAGGTTAGTGTGTTCATCTAACTACCATCATAATAGGTGACAAGGGGTTTGTCAAGGGGACAAAAGTCACCATGTAAGGCTCACCTAACACAACCTGTCGCATCGCGATAGCAAACTCTCAACTAATCTAGTGTCGTGAAAATCACCGCACAAATAGTCGCCAACCAACTCCCCCAAGAAATCAGGGAATTGGTGATAGCCACCACAAGCGACGCAACACTCGACTTCGAAGACCCCGAACTCAAAGACTTCCTGCCACCCGACAACATCATCCAATCCATCCTCGCATCGGCGGGACTAGACGACTCCCCAACAGAAGCAGAACTAGACCAAGCAAACGCGTGGGTCAAAGAACAGCAAGAATGGATTACTCGCGCCATCCAAGCAAGCGAAGAACTCAACAAACGCGACCCACTCTCATCGGACCTGGCTGCCGCAGGGAAGTTCCCGCAATGGTTCCACACCCCGTGGGCAAGCAAACTCAACCATCAATGGTCGGAAAACCTGAAAGATTCAGTCCAAAAAGCAGAAGAGTATTTGGCGAAAGGCGACAAACAATGAATGACGAGAACAAAGAACCAAGCAACCTCGAACAAGCGATGAGCAAAGTCGCCGAAACGCTCACCCCGTCTCGCAAGAAAGTCCCGCGAACACAAGAAGGCGAACCCGCGCAAAGCCAAATCTTGATTCGAGCAAGCAAAGAAGACCACGAACTCATCAAGAAGGCTGCCGAACACGAAGGGAAATCGATGTCGGAGTTCGTTCGTGAAGTCGCAGTCGGGAAAGCAAACGAGTTGGTGAACTGCCAACATCCGCTCTCCCACAGGAAATCGTACCCGTGGTCAGAGTTTTGTCTGAAATGCGGGCAAAGGCTCAGAGGGTGAAACGCGGGAAACCGCTCAAACGCACCCCGCTCAACAAACGGTCAAAGAAACGGCAGAAGGTGTATGACGAAGAAAGGAAACCGCTCGTCGCCCGCCTCCTCAAAGAACGCCCGTGGTGCGAAGCGTGCCAAATCTTCGCGGGCTACGACGGGAAAGCAGTCTTCGTCAAACGACCTTCGCGGGACATCCACGAGTTGGTACGACGCTCACAAGGCGGAAGCATCACAGATGAGACGAATTGTATTGCGGTCTGTCGCCCGTGCCATCGGCGAATCGGGGAAAACCCGCAGTTAGCGTTCGAGTTGGGTCTCGCAAAAAGAAGTTGGGAACGCTGATTGTGGTATTCTGTTAGGTAACATAAACCATTAGTTCGTGCGCTGAGGCGTGCGGGGGAGAAAAGCAATGAGCACATGGAGAAACGGAAAGCAGTTGGCGGGAATCGTCACACTGTCAAGCGAAGAAGTCCTGTCCACAGGCACAGGTAAGGCGCGGGTTCGCATGCCCGTCGCAGGTCACATCGTCGGTGTAACCGTGTCGGTGCTCAGCGCACCCGCAGGGTCGTCAGCGATTTTCGATGTCAACAAGAACGGGACTACCATTTTCACAACGCAGGCGAACCGCCCCACCGTTGCCGCGGCTGCTGTCTCGGCAACCGCCGGCGCAGCGGCAGTCAAGTCGTTCGCTGCTGGTGATGTCATCACCGTTGACGTAGACCAGGTTGGCTCAGGCACGGCAGGCACGGGTTTCACTGTCGCCATTGCTTACAGAGGCAAGAACCTCTAAATCTGCTGTCACGCACAATAAGGCGCGTGTCCACTCGGTTTCGGGTGGCACGCGCTTTTTTGTTGTATTGTTTGCCTCGTGAACACGCTCGGACTCGACTTGTCGCTCACTTCGACGGGCGTTTCCTACAACGGGAACACGGAAAGTATCCGCCCAACCACCCGTGGTGCTGAGCGTCTCGTCGAAATCAGAGACAGGGTGATGAACATCTGTGAAGGGCAACGCATACAGGTCGTCGGAGTGGAGGGCTACTCTTACATGTCCCGCAACTCTCAGGCGCACTCGATTGGCGAACTCGGCGGAGTTGTCAGGGTCGCCTTGTTCGAGAGGGGAATCCCGTACATCGAAATCCCCCCGACTTGCCGTGCGAAGTTCGCAACAGGGAAAGGAAATGCGGGAAAGTCCGAAGTTGTGTCGGCTATCTCGGCGATGACGGGCATTGTGTGGGGTGGCGGAGATGGCGATGACCGTTGTGACGCTTGGATTCTCGAACAGATGCTTATTGCGAAACTCGGTTCGAGTGAATACGCTTGGTCTGCCCAACAGTTATCGGCGTTGGAGAAAGTTGATTGGACGGGACTGTCGTGACGAGAACACAACCGATTTCACAGGTGGACATCGAGCGTGAAATGATGCGTTTGATGGCGCAAATGGAGGAGGAAACCGAAGCGTTCGAAACGCTGAGTGTGGACTGCGCCAAGAAAGAAGCGTTGATGAAAGCAAATTGGGCGAAAGAGTATCTGTCTGCGAAGGGGTCTATAAAAGAGCGGGAAGCGTGGGCTGACTACAAACTGTCCGACGAGGTGTACGGATACAAGATTGCTGAGGCGTTGGTGAAAGCGAAACGGGAGAAGTTGCTGTCCGTGAGGTCGGCGTTGGATTCGTTGCGAACACTAAACGCAAATGTGAGAGTTCAGGTGAACCAATGAGCAACATCCACGAGTCGATAAAGAACTTGGCGATGCCGATTGAGAAGTTGATTCCTCTCGACGGCAACCCCCGTAAAGGAAATGTCGATGCGATTATGGCGTCGTACAAGGAGTTCGGTCAAGTGAAACCCGTCGTGGTGCGTGGCAACGGTGACGGGACTTACACGGTGCTTGCGGGTAATCATCAGGTCGAGGCGTGCCGTCGGCTTGGTTGGTCGGAAGTTGCGTGCGTCGAGTTCGATGGCGACGATTCCCGTGCTGTCGCTTTCGCTCTTGCTGATAACCGTACTACTGAACTTGGCACGGTGGATAGCAACCTTCTGTTCGAGATGATTACGACTGCTGATGATTATGCGGATTTGTTCGAGTCGCTCGGATGGGATGAGTTCGAGTTCGCTTCGATGGAAGATGATTATGTGTCGGATGATGACACGACCTACACTCCGCCCGTGATTGTGAATCCGAATCCCGTTGTCGAGTCCGCTAGTCCCGTTGCGCCTCTGACTGTGGTTGAGACTGCTGAGGGGTCGGGGGTGGTTGCGCCTGCTTCGACTGATACTGCGAGGGCGGTGGTTCAGGGGAGTGGCACGGTGGTTGGTGGTGCGAACTCCAAGGCGGTGGTTCAGTACACGCTTGTCTTTGAGTCTGCTGAGCAACAACGCAAGTGGTACGACTTCATCAGGTGGTTGCGTTCTGCGCCTGCGTATGACGGTGACACGACGGCTGAGCGGTTGCTTTCGTTCTTGGATTCTCACGCTGACTACGAGTAACCCCGTAACACCCTTTCCCTAAGGTAGTCGGCAACTACTAGACACCCGTAACGGGTGGGAGAGGTGATACGAAATGCTTACTTGTAACTCTTGCGGGCGTGAGGTTTCTCACGACGACTGCGAAATCTTCTGCGACATCGCCGAATCTTGGTTGGGGGTGAACTTCGACCCCAACACGATTCCTGAGGGTGCGTCGGTTGAGTGCCACGAGTGCTGTCCGCCTGACGGCGACTACTGCTGAGCGTCACACTTCATGACTTCGGTGCGTAATACTGATACACAACTACTAGCCACCCGTGAGGGTGAGAGAGGAAATACGAAATGACGATTCTCTACGAGTGCTATGTCACCTTCCTAGTCGAGGTTGAGGATACGACTGAGACCATGACTGAAGCAGACATCATCAACACGGCGAGACAGAAAGCCGTTGAGGTAGTCAAGTATCTCCACGACGACCAACTCCACATCGAGTATGAGGCGTATGTCTGATTAGAGGTGAGTCTCACGGGTAGTAGGGGTGCTACCCGTGAGCAACCCGTCGCTAGTTCTTCCCTGTGTCTAGGTTCGCTATGTATGCGACAGCCTTCGCTAACGACCCTTGCTCTGTGACGAGTTCATCAAACGCTTCGAGATACTCTTTGCCTTCATCGGTTGAGAGTTCCCTACGACAGTAGTCACGATAGTCGTTCAGTATGCGAGTCACGAACCCTGACATGTTTCGTTGAGGGGTAGCAACTTCACTACCCGTATCCCCGTACACGGGTTGCCCCCTGTCGTCGTAGTTCACTTTCACGAAACGGTATGCGGTATCACCTTCCCAAGTAGTGACGACAGTAAACAAACCTTCCATCACATCGGTTAGCGGATTCGTTTGGTATTCCTTCTCAAGGTCGCCACGCTTGTATCGTTTCGCTTCCTCTTCTGTCATACCTTCTGCGGGTTTCATGAACACTTCTGCGGTGAACGCAAGCACATCAAACTTCATGAGACCTGTCTTTATGACAGCATCCAATGTTCGAGGTAGCGTCTCAACAAGTGTTTCACCACCCGTAGCGTCAATGGTCATCATCTCATCTCTGTACGAAACAGACACGAACGAACTTGTATCTGTCACACCACGATTCATAAGACATGCTTCACTCTTCCTATGTTGAGCAAGTTCAGTGATGAAATCACAATACTTAGTCGCTAACGAACTCATACACTCACACATCCTTTCATGTGTCTCTCACCTAGTTTCATCATACGAATACACATCACAAATCACCCGTAAATCACCCGTGAGCCTTGCGAAACTTCACGCCAACACACGGTCAAGACGATACGACTCACGCAACGCCTCAGCACGAGACCCACACAACTTCACCTTCGCATAACGACTCTCAGTATCAACAACCCACCACTTACCACGCTCTTCATAACACGGTGCGATGTCATAACGATTCCGATACCTGTACTTAGCCACACTCACACTCTCACTTTCATCAAAATAAACAAAACGGATAATCGCACAACACTTTACAACACGACGAAACGAAAGTCAAACCACAAACCACAAACAAACACATGTTCGCAAACACGAACACATGTTCACACACAAAAACACATGTTCGCCCCCACAAACACATGTTCGCCCCCAATCACACACAACAAACACACACGAACACATGTTCACACACAAAAAAGCCAAATAAGCGGGACTACAACCTAGGGGCGCCTCGACAGCACCGGGGGCGGGTGTGCGCCAATTTTTTGGTCGGGTGTGTTCTGTTTATTTTGTGAGAGCGGGGACTGTGATGGCTTGTTGTGCGATTTGTGTGTAGTGGGGGTCTATGTCGTAGCCGATGTATTGGCGTTGGAGTTTGTGTGCGGTGGTGGTGGTTGTTCCGATTCCGTTGAATGGGTCGAGGATGATGTCTCCGGGTTGTGTGGTGAGGAGGATGCAGTTTTCGACGAGTTGTGGTGGGAATGGTGCGGGGTGTTGGTTTTGTTTTTGTGGGGGGATGTCCCAGATTTCGGTGATGTATTTGGGGTGTAGTTGGTTGCGGTATGTGCGTGGTTTGTTTTTGGTGAGCCAGTAGATGTGTTCGGTGTTGGGGAGGAGGTGGTCGTTTCGGATGTTGGGGGAGTTGTGGCGGTTCCAGATGATGAGTTGGTAGATGTTGGCGTTGGTTTTGTGGATTATTTCGGTTGGGAGGTGGGCTTGGTTGTTGTGGCGTCGGGGTTTGTGGTTGAGGAAGATTGAGCCGTCTGGTGTGATGATGCGGTGGAGTTGGTTGATTATTTCTATTAGCCATTGTTGGTATTGGTGTTCTGGCATGTTGTCGTGGTATTGGTTGTAGTTGATGTTGTGTTTTTGCCAGATTTGGTTGCTGTTTTGTGTTTTGCCGCCGTTTATGCCTTTTTTGTTGTAGGGGGGTGAGGTGATGACGGTGTGGATGCTGTTGTCGGGGAGTTGTTGGAGTGTTTGGGTGGCGTCGTTGACCGTGATTGTGTTGGTTTGCACGGTTTGATGTTAGTTGTTTTGGGTTATTTGATTTGGAAGATTTCGTTGCCGTGGAGTTGTTGTTCTGTGGCTACTAGGCGGGGTCCGTAGCCGTAGTTGCGTTTTTGGGCGATTTGGAAGAATTCGTGGCGGTTGATTGCGCCGATTATTTGGAATTGTGTGGTGGTGCTGATGGTTATGGCGGTTTTGGGGGGTCGGTTGCAGTGGACGAGGATGCAGATTTCGGTGTCGGGTTTCCAGATGCCGTATTTGTTGTGGGCGGGGTCGTTGATGATGAGGTTGCGTTGGGTTGAGGTTTTGATTTCGGTTTTTTTGTTGTGGATGTGGAGGTCGTTGCCGTTGTCTGCGCCGATGTAGATGTTCCAGTCGGGTTGGACGCCGTAGTAGCGGGCGGCGATGACTTCTCCGCATTTGCCCATGAGTGCGATGCCTTCTGAGCCGAGGGTTTTTGCGTAGATTTGGTCGTTTACTTTGTGGTTGCGTTTGTTGGCTTGTGCTTGTTTGACCCAGGTGACGACGTGGATGAGTTCTTTGGCGGTGAGTGTCATTATTTCTGAGATGGGCATGTTTGTTTTATTTAATGACGGCTGGGGCTTTGGGTTTTTGTTGTTTGGGGACGGGTCGGTAGATGTCTTTGTTGATTTCTTGTGATGGGTATCTGCGTTCTACGTCGTAGATTGCGCCGATTCCTTTTTCGGTTATGTGGTAGCGGGGTGTTTTGGGGTTGGTGTTGTCTTTGGTGAGGAAGTTTTGTTGGACGAGCCGTTTGAGGGTTTCTCGGATTCGTTTGGTTTGTATGCGTCCTGCTTGGAAGGTGTGATAGTCCTTGTCTGTAAACCATTCCCGCCCTTTCCAGTGTGCCATCATGCGGGCGTAGCAGAGGATGACGTAGGCGTTGCTTCGGCGGGTGTATTGGGTGCGTATGTTGTTCACTGTTTTGAGTCTATTGTGTGGGTATGGAAAATCACATTTTTTGGGGTTCTGGTCGGGTTGGGGTTTCGTGGAATGATGCGGCTGTGGTTGCGGTTGACCGTATTTTTGGTGGTTTGAGCAGTGACAAATTGATGGTGCGGTCGGTTGGGGATTTGCGCGCGTTTTTGGATGCTGCTATCGGTCTCGATTTTGAGGAGCAGTCGCGTAGCGGGGAGGCTCGGTTGGCTTCGTGGCGTGATATCGGTCGTGCTGGTGTGATGTTGGCGTCGGTTCTTGGGTATGAGTTGGATGCTGATGTGGTGACGAAGACGCTGGTTCGTAAGCAGACGGATTACGGGCATGAGAATATTCGTAGGTTTGGTGAGCGCGGGTTGTTTGTTCGTTTGCATGACAAGGTGGCGCGTTTGGAGAATTTGTTGGCGCGGGATGCGTCTCCGCAGAATGAGTCGTTGGCTGACAATCTTTTGGATGTGGTTGGTTATTGTGCTATCGGCTGTATGTGGGTTGGTGGAGTGTTTTTGCTACCTTTGGCGTATGCCGAAGCATCATAAGCGTCGTTCTGTGCAACGCGGGTCTCGCGATGTCGCGTCTAGGGAAATCAGGTTGTCTGGTTCGGGGTTGGTGCCGAAGGGTTTTACGCCGTGGGTGGTGAGGGATGCTCGGACGGAGCAGGATGTGTTGGATTTTTTGGGGGAGGCTGCTGAGGCTGGTGACCCTGATGCCGAGTTTTTGTTGGGGTTGTTGGAGAGGGTTTCGGTGAATGATTTAATTGTGGAGGGTGCTATTCGTTTAGAGCGTGGTTGATGGTTCGTAGTAAAATATGGGGGTGTCTGGTCTTTATGTAAAAGTTCTTGGAACCCCTATTGGTGGGATGTCCGAGGTCGATGGTGATGGGGACGGGTTTGTTAGCGGTCCGGGCGGTGACAAGTACCCCGCGCCGATAAAAAAGGCTGTTGATGGGCTTAACGAAATCCTTGTTCCTGCCAGCAATTTTGCTGAAGCAAACAAAAAGAACCGACCTTGGGCGCCTTTACTGAGGGACGGGTGGACTCCCGAATTGCGCAAACAAATGGACGATGCGATTGATTTTGAGAAACGGTTAGCACCGATAGCCGTCGCGTGGCTGAATAAATACGGAGACAATCCCAACGCACACAGTGTCATTGTGGCACTGTTCGACGGTGCACACAGCGTAATTGGGAACAGAGACGACCCGGATGGCAAAAAGTATTTTGAAGAATTACTGAAAAACCTTGGTGACGATGCAAACTCTAAAGAATCTCAAGATTTGTTGAAGTTCGTCAGGGATAACGGCGTTCCGGTAATGGCGCGCCACGCGAAAGTGAAAAAATGGAGCGATGATTACGTTAATCATGTAATTGAAGCGCTTAAACAAAACGGCGTGAAAGAAACACATCCGTTTTACAAAACGATGTTGGAGTACAAAAAATACGAAAATTCTCCCGCGCATTATCCAAACCCGATTGGCAGATGGTTGGGTCACAGCCTTATGGGGCTGGAGAAGAGCGGGAAAATTATTCAGTTCATGGCTGATGTGAAACGCGATGGCGCAGTCCCCGACGCAGATGAAGTTGCCAAAAAACTTGTAGAGAACAAAAATCGCCGAATTGGTATTGCCATATCTGAGGGTGGTCTGGAAAAGGTTTTGTCTGATGGGAAATACAAAAATTTGTTTGAAAATAATGGGCGGAATGCGTTCATTGATGCGTGGAAACTAGAGCGTAGGGATTCGCAAGAACGAAACAAATTAAGGAAGCAGATGGAGTTTCGTGCAGTTGCCGAACAGATGCTTTTTGGAATCCCTGTTGCTGGAAGCAAAAAATCTGCTCGTCCGGTGTACGGATTTTTTTTCGAGGATGGTGTTGAACAGATTGGCGTTAATGGTGGAACATATGGTCGTTTGACAATGGTTATGAAACGCGGTGTGGAAGAGCGTTCAACGATGACTGCCGGTGATTCGATTGCAGGACAATTTATGGGTGTTTCGCCACTAAATGACCCCAAGGGGATAGGTGTGCAGGGTGGCTGGGCGGGGACAGTGAATGACCAAAAGCCAGACTATTCGTCTTACAATAATCGATACTTCGAGGCTCAGATATTTGGCGGTGTAAAGATTGAAGATATCGCCTATATCGCTGTTCCTTTTAATTATAAGTTCGCGAATAAAGATGTTCAGAAACGGTTGGCTGAGTTGGGTGTTCCTATTCAGATTTTGCCAAGAGAAGGTAAATTTGTTGAACCGGGCGACCTTCAAGGCAAATCCGATAAGCGAGAGTCTGGTGTACTGATTGCCGTTTCTGGTGAAGCAAGATTGTTTGAGGTTGACAAAGATGTCGGCTATCTGCTCGTGAATGGAGAAAGAATAGATGTTCCGAGTGTTTCAGCCGTGTTGAAATTCGGGTACTGGGATTTGGTTGATTCGGGAGAAAATGATAAAAAGAATTTGGCGGTGAAGGTTCTCGGTACGCCTATTGGCGGTATGTCTGAGATTGACGGCGACGGGGACGGGTTTGTTAGCGGTCCTGGTGGCGACAAATATCCTGCGCCACTAAAGCGGCAAATACGAGACTTAACTAAAGATTTGGCATCGCTATTTGGTAAAAGCAAAGATGAATTCGAAAAGTCTGAAGCAGGCAGAGAGTACAAACAAAGGCTCGAGAAAGTGCCAAAAGGTGTTGGTCGGGATGTTCAGTTGGAAATGATTGCCGAAAAACAGGGATTCGATAAACCACCAAAGGTTGTCTCTGCGGATGAGATAGAGCGTCTCCGTAAAGAAGGTTGGATTATTGCATATAGAGGATTAAGTACAGCCATGGTTGAGGGTGAAGATGGGAAAGGAACTGTCATAAAAGCGAAACAAATGGCTGACGATTTCAGAAGCGGTCAATATTTTGCGGGCATGGGGGTGCACGGCAACGGCATTAACTTTGCGCTAGATAGAGAAACTGCCGATATTTATGCTCAAGGGTTTTACGAAGACGGTGGCGAAGTGCTCGTTGTGGCAATTCCGCCAGACGCATTGATGTCTATCGAGGAAATGAAAAAAACAGTCGCCGAACATCGCGCGCGTATAGGGCGTGGGGAAACAAATTTTTATGGTGATGACGATATAAGCCGTTCTTTGGCGGCGAGAGGTGTCAAGGGCACTAGGTTGAATGTTCTTGTTTCCAATGGTTGGGTCAGTGAAGTTGCTGAAGATAGTGATGCCGAACCAAATGTGGTTGTTGTTTACGATAGGTCAATGCTGGCAGTGCAGGAGAGGTCCAAATGATTTCAGTTATGTCAATACAGGAATCTAGGGACTTGGCTAAAGCCGTACAGGTTTTGACTCCGAAACAGAAGGCTGATTTTTACTACTACACATTGGTGGAAAACGAAGAACCGAAAAAAGTAATGAAAAGAATCAAAAATGGTGCTGAACAATCAACAGAAGTCAAACATCACGGAGAGTTTATTGTAAAAGTTCTCGGTACCCCTATCGGTGGTGTCGCAGATTTCGATGGTGACGGCGACGGGTTCAGGACTGGTCCCGGCGGAGAGGACAATATCCCCTACACGCCACCTGTTGACGAATTGGTTTCCTTGTTTAAAAAAGTTTTCAACAAGGTCAGAAACCTCCGCTCTGACGAATCGGCAACAGTGAATAAACTCGAATCCCGCACACCAAGCAATGAGCAACAGCGTTCGCTAAAAGCAGCACAGAACATACTCAAGGCACACGCCGAAATCTATGAGCGGTACACCAACAAGTTTGGCGATTTGACCAAAAACGAGAACGCCGTAAAAGCACTCAAATCTGTTTATCCAAATTTGGGTGATTCTGAACGCGCATTGGAAGATGGGGAAATCGCGAGAGCATTCGATAATGAGCCTCCCACACCAGCGGATATGGGCTTATTTTTGACCCTGCTCCGAAGGGGCGAGGAGCGCCCAGATGTTGCCTCGTTGCTTCGCGGTATCTCTCGCCGAGGAGACAGAAATGCGGCGGTCAAATACGACGGTGTGGCGGGAATAATTTCCGACGGCATAAAAAGCATCAAGGATGACCAACAGCGCCCAATGATGTATTCGTATTTGGATTTCCCGCCAGACCTTTCAGTTGACGGAGCGGACATTTCCAACATGAATAAACGGTTGTGGGGAATTGAAAGGGAATTCCTGCTTCCATTGGAGCAGTTAGGGATGTCGGACGACCAACTTGACTATCTCTATGGTGCGTATGTTGCCGACCACGAGTTTGTGCACGCAGAACATTACTACACTTGGCTCACATCCCAAAAATTTGTTATCGAACCCAAAACCAAGTCCGATGTCGCACGAAATCTTTTGATTTTGCAGAATCTGCAAAAGGAAGCAACCGTTGGTGCAAAAAATCCTAATTTCAACATAACCGACGCGGACATCAAAGAGATGGAGGAATTCATTGCTCAGGGCATAGGTGTCGTCAAGGAAGCCATGAAAAAATTGCCCGATGAGGCGATGCCGGCATTTAATGTTCCGAGCATCAGGGATGTTTTGAACGGCGATTTGCTTGACAAATATGGACGCGAAAATATACCTGATGACATTTTGTGGATTATGGCGGCGAACAGGTTGGTTACACACTTTATTTCCAACGATGCTTATGGAAATGCTTTTGTTAACAAAAACGGTGACCGCGACAGTATCTTGGGGGTTATTAGAGACCCGAATAGTTATCAGTGGTCGTTGTGGTTTGACAATATTAATAGAAATATGATGTCTTTGATTTTTGGTGACAGAGGTAGGCGCATGGTGCGCACGTCCCCGTATGCCGGAGTCAATTTTTCTGAATGGGTTGCCGAACAGCGAGCGGCAGATAAAATCGGTTTGACGCCACCTCATGAAGAACTTGTTGATGCTTGGAGAAAAATGTCGTCGTGGATTGAAAAGAAGGAAGCCAAACGAGACAATGTTCATGAGCACTCTGGTTTGTCTTTCAGTAAAACTGGTGCAATTGAAATTTCGTTGTGTTCTGGTTTGGCTAGTGCGACACCGAGGAAAGAAAACAAAAATCAGCAATATTCTGTGGATGAAACCAAAGAATCGAAAGTTTTGCTTGACGCGATAGCAAGTTTGGTTAGGCGTGTCTATAGAAGAGGAAAGAGAATCGCAAAGAAATTGAAGCGAAAGACGGGAGATGATATGTCTGTTTACAACCAAAGGGTTGCCGAGTTCTATCTTGTCCAATCGAATGCTGTCGATATTAAGGGTGAGTCCCCTTACACGAACAATGCTTTGCGTGAAAGAATCAAGGCACGGGTGATGGCTGGAAGCGAAGGTGGCAGACCTGGGCAGTGGTCTGCTCGTAAAGCACAGTTGGTAGCCGTCAGATACCGTAAGGCTGGCGGTGGGTACAAGAAGGGTAAGTCGCCGAACAAGAAGCAACGCTCGTTGAAGAAGTGGACGCGTGAGAAGTGGCGTACTTCTGACGGCAAACCAGCGTTGCGTGGAGGCAAAATGCGCAGGTATCTGCCCGATAAGGTGTGGGGTCGTTTGACGCCTGCGCAGAGAGCGGCGACTAACCGCAAAAAGATTGAGGGCGACAAGAGGGGGCGACAGTTTGTGGCGAACACTACGATTGCTGAGCGGAGGGCTGCGAGTTACCGCAACAGGAAAAAGTGATTAATAAAAAATCCGCTCCACAAAAAACAGTTAAAAATATTGAGCGTGTCGGAAGTTGGGGTGGGGTGGAGTATCACCATACACTCGAATGTGGACATGTGGAGATACGAAAACGCCCTGCGAGAACGGAGCAGATTGCGTGCACTTGGTGTGTCGTCGCTTCCGAAACGGGGAGGCAGTTGCGGACGCTAACCGTTGTTCCGCCCCCTGTCACTGAAGAATTATGGGATTTCTATGACCAAGATATTGTTGATGAGGTCGGTATCGCCCGTATGCAGTCGGCGCTTGCCAGTGCTTTCGGATGCCCTAATGAAAGCGTTGAAATTGTGTCATCTGTTGACGACGATGGTCGGTTGGTTGTCAACTATGCGACGGTGTTGCTGGGTTACGACCAAATAAAACAAATTGTGGCTGGTCGTCAGAATACTGTTGACATTTGAGCGCTGTAGGCAATACGATATTGCCCCATGACGACAGAACTCACCAACAGTTACTATTTGCCGTTCGACACCTCACTCGCTGCCTGTCGAGGTAGTGCGGAAATCAGTCTGTTCTATCCAAAAGGTGAGTCATCTGCTCATGTCCGTTCAAGGGAACAGAAGAAAGCGATTTCTATTTGCATGGGTTGTGAAGTTCGTGAACCTTGTGCGGAGTATGCAATCAAAAACGAGTCATTCGGCATTTGGGGTGGCATGACGGAATCGGAACGCGAGTATCACCGCATCGAGCGAAACATCGCGCTGCCTCAGGGAACCGTTTCGGATGTTGCGAAACGAACACGGAGACTTTACAACGACAAGGAGAGCAAACGACGCAAACGGCAGGCGCTCGCTCTTCAGAACAAAGAGGAAACCAAGTAGCCGATGCCAAATGTTTCATCTCCAACAGTTCAGTCATTTTTGGACAAACTCAATGGTGTCCGAGCGACTGGTTCTGGTTGGCAGGCTCGATGCCCATGCAGGAACGACGATGACAATCCATCTCTTTCCATTGGGCAAGGCAATGACGGGCGCGTATTAGTCACCTGCCATCGCGGTGGCGGGTGCGATGTGGTGGATATTTGCAAATCGCTGAACATGAAAGTGACTGAGTTGTATCCGCCACGACAGGAAGAGCGGAAACTTTCCCTTATCGCGACATACGATTACAGGAACGAAAAGGGTGAGTTGCTTTATCAAAAACAGCGGTTCGTTGACCAATGGAACAAGAAGACATTCATGCAACGGCGCCCCGACCCAGACAATCCCAAAAAATGGGTGTACTCACTTAACGGTGTCACGAAAGTTTTATATCGACTGCCACAGGTTTTGAAAGCAAAATCAGACGGCGAGACCATATGGTTGGTCGAAGGAGAGAAAGACGCAGACAATCTCGTAAAACTTGGTTGGTGTGCGACGACACCACCGAATGGTGCAGGGAAGTGGCAGGACAATTTCACTGAGACTTTGGCTAACGCAAATGTCTACATCGTTGCTGACAACGATGCCCCCGGACGCGAGCATTCCGACCATGTGGCGAGCGTATTGCGTGATGCGGGGTGCTCCGTTATTCAGTGGGTTCCGCCAGCGAAATACAAAGATGTTTCCGACTTGCTAGCCGATGGTGGCTCACTTAATGACCTCTTGGAGTCAAAAGATGCAGAGCCTCTAACTGAGTCTGAGGCAAAAGAAGAAGAATCCGAGGAGCAAGACGAAATAGCGGTGGAAGAAGCGACCAGTTCGCTTGCGTCTGTCGCTCAGCAGGTGACAAAAGTTCTTTTGCGTGATGACCTCTCTGAAGATACCCGTATCGCGCGAGCGTCAATGCTTCTTAATCAAATAAACACCGAAAACGATTACGACAAGGGTCGTTTGGTCAATTGGCAAGAATTTTTGGGTGAGTCTGCTGATGAAAGTTATGATTGGGTAATTCCGCAACTTGTTGAGCGAGGCGAACGAATAATGGTCGTCGCAGCCGAAGGTGTCGGAAAAACGATGCTCGCCAGACAGGTCGCCATTTGTGCTTCCGCTGGTTTGCATCCCTTCAATTTTTCTCGAATCAAACCAATCAGGACTTTGACGATAGACCTAGAAAACCCTGAGAGAATCATCCGTAGAACATCGGCGAATATTATGGGTGCGGCTGTCAGGTTCGGTCATGTCAAATCAGTCGACGCTCATATTCTCATCAAGCCTGCTGGACTGAATCTATTGACGGCGAAAGACCGTCTTGTCGTTGAAGAAGCGGTTGAGACCATTAAGCCCGACATGCTGTTCATCGGACCTATCTACAAGTCGTTCATCGACCCAGGTGGACGAACATCTGAGGCTGTTGCGGTTGAGGTCGCTCGGTATTTTGACATGATTCGCGACTACTACAACTGCACGCTTTGGCTTGAGCACCACGCCCCCCTCGGTACTTCTATGAGTACAAGGGATTTGCGTCCGTTTGGGTCTGCGGTTTGGTCGCGGTGGCCAGAGTTCGGTTTGGCTTTACACCCTGATGCGACTGCTGTTGGTGAATATGTTTACGATGTCCGCCATTTCCGTGGTGCCCGTGATGAGCGACCATTCCCGACTAAACTTAAGAGAGGGAAAGTTTTCCCGTTTGAACTGCTTGATTTGAGAGAACCAATATGACAGAAAAAGGTTTGACTCGGGAGTTTCTCGCCGAGCGTGATGTGCGTATTTTCAAGATGCGTCAGGCGGGTGTGCCTATTGCGGAGATTTCGCGTCGTTTTGGCATGACCAACAATGCTGTACACGGCTCTATTAGGCGTCAGTTGGGTAAGTTGAGTCAGGAAGCCCTCCTCGCCTATCCAGAGGTCTTACAGATGGAACTGGAGCGTCTGGACGCCCTTCAGAGCGCAATCTGGCCGCTCACGCAACACCGAAAAGTGAAAATGGATGACGGCACCGAGGTTGCGATGGAACCAGACATTAAGGCGGTGTCAACGGTTCTCGCAATTATTGACCGTCGTGCTCGTCTGTTGGGTATGGAGCAGTCCAATGTCAATGTAAATATGCAAACTTTCGGCAATCCGTCAGAGCAGAATCTTCGGGCTGTTTTGGCTGGCGCTCCCGGCGTCAAGGAATCGTCGAAGTTTGACCCCGAGACTGAGGCTAAGAAGTTGTTGTCGATTATGCGTGATGCTGGTGTTATTTCTGATAGTGCGCTTACTGGCTTGTTGGGAAATATGCCTGCGTTGACGGAGGGCGACGGAGACGAAGAGGAAAAACCTGAGGGTGAGGCAAGTCACACGACTTAGTGCGTCTGCGCACAAGCATATTGTTTACAATATTCGGCATGCTCTTATCGCTTATAACAATAATTTTTGCTGGTTTGCTTTTCCACTTTGCGGTTCTGAACAGGTCTGTTGAAGATTACGAAGGATATGGCTTGCGTGAAAACAAAGCAAGCAAACCTGTTTTGGAAGAGAAATATTTTTCAGGACCTAACTGGTTCTAAATTACACCCCAAAATCTGTGTTGATTACGGGGTGTGGTTGGTTCATCATTTCCGATTTCGGCGGCAGTTTTTCAACCAGCAACAATCTGAGCATCCACCTGTCTGTTCCGTCGTATCGCGGCTGGAAAGGTTTGCGACCATGAACCAACTTTCTGTTGTTGATGATGAAAACATCACCAGATTCGAGCGCAATTTCCCTCGTTTTTGATTCCACCACATACCTCAAAGCACGAAGAGCACGCTCCGCGACAGCGTTTTCGCCCGTCATCAAATCATCGTCGTAACACAACTCCAATCCGTTCGAACCGTCTTCCAAAATAGGCAGACGAATCATTCTGTGTTTCTCTCCGTTGCGCCTAAAACTTTCGTCTGTGGTCGTAAAAAACTGTGGTTTGCGCAATTCCAGAATCGTCTCATTATCCAAATCACGCAAAATGTCACTGCAAAGCGCATAAGTGGTGAACGCGTTTTCATCTCCACGCAAACACATCAGGATAATCCAGTCAGGCTTATAAGGGTGAAACGCTGTCTCTGTGTGGAGTTTGAGAATCGTCTTTGACGACGAAGACATTTGCGAATACTCGGTTTTGGGATTAGGGAGAACATGTTGTATGAGACGACCGTTTTGTTCCTGTGCATACCCGACTGGAATTCCGTAGTGTGCACCAAATTTCAAAAGCAACTTGCGTGCCTGTTCCACAACATCATCACTTGGTGGAACCGTTGGGGTGGGTGGTATGTGCCCTATCTCTGCATCTTTCACCAACACAAATGATGGCTGTGCATCATGATGGTCAAGAATCGCTATTCGGCGTTCCATCTCTCTTCTCTTTTTTGTTTGCACGCGTTCTCGGCATGTCGTGGGTTCTGAGGGGGTGACCGTACGGCAAGCGAGTGCGTTTCTTGCCAGCCTTG